TCCTGCAGGTATTATGCCACCTAATACTACATATTGGCAACTAGATACTGCGGACAATCTTAAAGATATTCTTGCTACTTATAATACTAACATTGCAATCAATGATGCTGCACTTCAAGAAGCTGCCCGTCTTGTTCCAAAATCAGGATACACTACCAACAATTTATATATTGTACCTACATACGGTGAATACTCAAGTAACGGTGTGTTATCCAGAGCAATTAATAATCCTGCTCCACCTGTCAATGTGAACACAAATGGCGGAGTACCTAATCCTGCATATACTGGTACGGTGATGATGGTCAGTAGTACTCAATATAAAAATTCTAGTCCAGTAATCAGAATACCCAAGGCAGCAATCAAAAGTATTTGGGATATGACCGCTGATATAGGATATGATAAATTAGATGTGTTCAATACTACTCATTTAGAAACATTCACCCTAGCACCAGATAGAACAGATACAAATTCAGGTAGAGTTAGTGGTGAAATAATACTAACTGTTACTAGTGGTGGACCAGTTACAGGACCATATGGTACTGCGGATAATACATATGCTACTGCTGATGCTGACCCCGAACTTCCAGGATTTACTGGAACAATTAGTCAACAAATGGATTGGAGAGCAGATTGTGATCCTGCATTCCAGTTTATAGCACGTAGTAGTCCTCGTAGCTTTGGTTATAGTGCAGGTTATATGACCGGTGACGGGACTGCTCCTAATGGATTCTCAACGGAAATACTAGGGCTAGGTTCTGTTTATGGTGCCGGTATCAGTTTTCCGATAAATCCTCAAGTAGGTGATTATTTCTTACGTATTGATTACTTCCCCCAACTATTATATCGTTGGGACGGCAGAGTATGGATTAGAATATCATCCAATGTTAGGACAGTTACTGGATTTACAGCGCAAGATCAATCATTGTTATCAGGCTTCATCAATGATACAGCACAGACAGAACTTACTAACGGTACATTTATTCCGCAGCGTCAAGCATTGTCTACTGCTCTAGCATTGACTCCGGATCCGATCCCCCCGCAACCTTAAGGTATTTACATGGCAGCTTTTTTCTATGATTCGCAAATACGCAGATTTTTAATTCAGTTTGGAAAGATATTTAGTAACTGGGAAGTTACTAAAGGAAAAGACCCTGCAGGTAATGATATTATTATACGTGTACCAATCATGTATGGTGATAGCAGTAGACAAGCAGCAACCATTATTGCTAATAATAGCGCAAGTAACTTGCCTAGCGCACCTTTAATTACATATTACATAAGCGGTTTAGAGTACAATCAAAAATGGACTCAGGATCCTACCTTTGTAGACAAGATTAATGTTCGGCAACGATCATATAATCAAGAAACACAACAATACGAAACTGTACAAGGACAGGCATTCACTGTTGAAAGATTAATGCCAGTTCCATACACATTAAGAATCACTGTTGATTTTTGGACAACCAACTACAATCAAAAATTACAATTGATTGAACAACTAGGAACATTATTCAATCCTGCATTAGAGATTCAAAGTACTGATAACTTTTTAGACTGGACTAGTCTTAGCGCAGTGTTTCAAGATGGACTAACATTCAGCAGCCGTAGTATTCCAGTTGGTACAGGCAATCCTATTGATGTCATGAGTTGGAAATTCTATATGCCAATATGGATCACCACCGCAAGTAAAGTCAAGAAGATGGGTGTAGTTGAGAAAATTATAGCAAGCATTTTTGCAGGCAATGCATTACAAGATATGCAGAACGATGACATGTTATTGGGAACAAGACAAAAGATTACACCATATGGATACAAGCTATTATTAATAGGAAATACTTTACAGATATTACCAGAGGCTATAGCATTTGATCCATCTAATATTAATCTAAATTTACCGGTTAATCCTGATACAGATATATATTGGTCTAGCGTATTGAATGCATACGGGGCAGTTAAACCGGGCATTAGTCAAATTTGGCTACAAAATCCATATATGACTACTGACATTGTAGGCACTATTGTACCCAATCCAAATGATGATAGGTTGTTGATTTACAACATTGACCCTGATACATTACCGCAAAATACATTAAGTCCAGTTGATGGCGTTGTAAACCCTCAAATGACCGGTCCTAACGCAGGATTGCCTGGACCAATCAACGGTCGTAGATATTTGTTAACTGATAATATTGGCGCGCCCGGTGATAGTACAGTAGCATGGGGCAATGTAGTCGCTTTTGCTAATGACATTATTCAATATAATGCAAGTACAGGTGAATGGGGTGTAAGTTTTGATAGTACTGCTGCAACTCCAACAACACTAGAATATGTAACCAACTTAACAACTAATGTTCAATATCGTTTTGTGGATGACATTTGGATGAAAAGTTACGACGGTTTCTATGCCGCAGGGGATTATTCTATCGTCATCTAATACTGTGATAAATCATAGTATGAGCAATACATCGGCAGGAGTTTTCTTTTATAGCAATAAAACAAATCGCTACTTATATCTATTAAGAACAGACAGAAAAAACCCAGTTTCTTGGGGAATCCCCGGAGGCAAAATAGAAGATTATGAAACTCTCTTTGAAGGTGTTGCAAGAGAATGCCAAGAGGAATTAGGTATGTTTCCAATTAATGCAAAATTAATACCTATTCAAAAATTCATCAATCATTCTTTCACATATCATACATTTTTCTGTGAAGTAGCCGATGAGTTTGTACCAAATCTAAATGAAGAACATTGCGGTTATGCATGGGTAGGTGATAATCAATATCCCAAACCATTACATCCGGGATTGTTTAGTACAGTAAATTTTGATGTTGTTCAATCTAAATTAAAGGCACTTACAAAAAAAGAGACCTAAGTCTCTTTTTTTATTTTAGTATTGCTGACACTGTGGGGAAGCCTAACGAGCCGATTATTATACCGGCTCCCATCATCATCCACCGCCATTTTTCTAATACTGAAATTTTACTAGCCAATTCACTGTGTTCTTTAACATCTTGCTCACGCATAGATTTTAACATTCGTCTAGTTTCGTCTGCATTAGATTCAATCGCATCATGAAGTGATTTCAGATCCACTTTAAGTTCCCCAATTTTTTCTTCAAGGGTCTTAACTTGGATCTGAAGTACTGCAATTTCAGTTTCTGGTTGCATTTTAGCTACCTTACTTGTTGCAGTTGCCATGATTAAGCACTTGCAATAACAACGATTGGGTTAGGTTGACCGTTAGCGGCATTAGCAGCGAATGCTGTGTTGAATGTCGCAATTACATCAGGATTTACAGTACTTACTACCGCAGTACCTGTGCCAGTTCCTGTACCAGTAGCAACAAAGGTAACACCTGTCATACTAGATGCAGCACCTACTGCTGCCCAATTTGTGGTACCAGTTGAGTAAATTGTGTATACAGTTCCAGCTGATAATGAACCTGCTGCCACTTGTGCAGGGAACACTTCAGAGTTGTAATCGTTTATACTTGATACAAATGCCGTTGCAGAAGCTACATCAGTAGACAATATATTCATTGTGTTTGGTGTCAATGCTGTATTTGCTACGTTAGCAGTAAAGCATACTCCTGTTAAACCTGTTGTGCCACCTGTTACTAGATATTTTGTTTTACCTTTTTGACGAACAATGAAACCTGCTTCGTCATTTGCGTAAACGAATGCGGCACCTGTTGATGCAACGGCTGCGTTTGCAACCAGTTCAACAACGTCTTGCTGTGCATCAGGAGTACCAGTAGCACTTGACAAATCAACCTCAGCACCACCTAATGTTGATGAAACAGTAAATGCAGTTGCGTTAGCAATTGCTTTAACAAAATAAACTTCACCAGATACTAGACCACCCAAGTTAGCAGTAAATCTTACTGTACCATTAGCAAACAATGTCTGAGCATTACCGGTAGTACGAATGATGTTACCGGTGTTGTTTGTGTTAGCAACAGCAATTGCTGTCAAGCCACCGACGGTGTTAGCAAAACCTATCGTAGTGTAATCTGTACTACCGTTGATGTTTGCACTTGCAACTTGAATAGCAGAACCTACACTTAGTGTGTTTGCTAAATCAGTACCGATACCAGTTACGTATGCAGTGTCTGTAGCAGAGTATAATGTACCTGTACCATTAACACCAATAGCAACTTGTGCTAATACTTGGTTACCAATAATTGCGGTATTACCACCAACTACACCATATGTGTTAGCGTTAGTTGTTGGGAATCCTACTCCACCAAGTGGGTTGTTAAAGTATGCATCAACGACATTAAAAGATGCTTTAACCGTGCCTCCTGATGAATTAGTTAATGTAGCCATCACACGAGGTTGAACACTTAATTGTGTAGTTGAAACGCTGAATGTAGTGTTTGATAAAATAGTATCAACATAATATATTGTGTTGGCTACTAAACCACTAATGTTTGATGCAGGTACAAATGACATACCGTTAGCTACACCTACTGTAGGGGATGTAGTTAAATTTCCACCTGATACTGTAACGATACTGCCGGTTGCGGCTGTATCAGTGATTGTTAAGACTGCTTGAGCCTTTGCGATTTTTAGAGGGCGTCCCATTTGATTTCTCCTGGTATGGGTTGCGGGTTCTAGCCGCCGTTAATGAGTTATCATTACGAAGCACCGTATTGTGCTATGTAAATATATTTATCTTACAGGGCTAAAAATCAATAGTTGGGAACGCCAGATGGGTTATTTCCAACTGGGTTAACACCTGATGTACCAGTGTTTGGATGCGGCATACCCAATTCTGTGATAGAGAATATACTATTGGCACCTGCCAATGACAAGTAAGAAACAATGTTGCCTTGACCTACAATGATACTATTTTCTACTGTGTTTGCGGGGATAACTTGACTATTAGCAGTTGCCACAGTATAAGGAACACCGTAAGGGTTAACTCTTGCTGTAGTATTTGCTATTGCTACTGAAGCATTTGCTGTTAGTGTTAAACTAGTATTATTAGCAATTGATTTAACGATACCGGCTGAATTCCCGGTAGTATTACCTATCCAATAACCAATACCCAATTCGGTTAAAAATAATGTCTCTGAGCCAGTTACTGTGTTACTATTAGTAGCACATGTTACGTTTCCGGTTAATGCTACATTAGGATAGCTAGTAGTATATTGAATAGCTGCATTAGAAGTGGCTATTCTTACTTTATCTGTTGCAATGTTTGCTGAAGCTGCCGGTGTTGCAATGTTTGCGGTATATGCGTATGTTGTCATTTTATTATTCCTATATCTTATTTATTATTAAAGTCTGCTAACTGCTACTTCAATAACACCTTCGCCTTCAAAGTTCTCCAATGCTTTACCGATTACTGTACCCAGTACCGGGAAGAGGACAGGACGAGCAAATCCATTGCCGCCACTTACTAGCATATCTCCTTTAAATATTTTCCCGCGAACTTTACACGGCACACGTCCTTGTAATGCTAATGCTACAGTATGTTCACCTTCACACGTTGAATTCATTACATATGCTGGGTTAGTTGATACTACACCTGCAACTCTTGTTGTGTTATCTTCGGCTAATGTAACTTCTTTATCTCCACCAAATTCCAAAACAGTACCCGCTTCATATGGGTTGTCTGCTTCATAATATTCTGCTAAGTCAGCAAATGTTGCATTAAGTCTTGAACCGGCACTTAAGCTAAAGTTGCCGGTAATAGTTCCTGCTGTTGTGTTTGCCCCAGTAGTTAATGTTCCCAATGTTACATTACCTGTACCCACTGACATATTACTTGCAGTAATATTTCCAGCAGATGTTATATTACCAGTAGATGGTTCAACAGTAGCATTGTTTACATATTTTAGGTTACCATCATAGGTCATTATGCTCATATTACCAGTAGAGGTGATATCTTGTGCAACTGTGGGGGCCGGTAAGCCAGTCAATTGACTACCATTACCTATGATATTACCAACTGATACATTACCAGTAGTAGTAATTGTATTACTTCCGAATGATGCTAAAAACGTTGCTACATTACTATTGCCATAAACAACTCCCGGAGACGGAGCTGATGCAAATATACCATTACCATACAGAATATTACTTGCATTACCATCTATATTAGTAGTAGCAATATTACCTATACCACTAACATTTGCTACGGCTACACTATTTGCAGTTGTAGCATATGATACAGCACCACTTACATTAGCACCCGCTACCGCATTTGCAGTTGTAGCATATGATACAGCACCAGAAACATTAGCACCCGCTACTGCATTTGCAGTTGTAGCATATGATACTGCGCCAGAAACATTAGCACCCGCTACACTATAAGCAACACCGGCTGTTGCTGCATTCAAGTTTGCTACCTGTGTTGTGCTTGTGACAACTAATGGACTTGTACCTGTAGCAATATTAGAAATTAATCTAAGAGCAGTAATTGTTGATGTTGCATTTAAATTTCCAGTAATAATATTACCCGAAGAAACTGTTAATGTTGTGGTAGACTTATTAAAAGTAAATCCTGCAACACCGTTTGATGTACCTTGATCATTGAATTGTACTGTTGTGTTTGCTCCACCTGCAATACTGCCGCTTGTTGAATATGAAGTTAGAACTTCAATATTTTCATCCGAATAATTATTTCCGGTTCTACCGATAAAAAGCTGATTTGTGTCGGTTGCCCAGCCGAATTCGGCGTTGTCTAATTGCGGTAGATCAACTAGATTTCCTGCTCGTATTTGTATTTTGCTGATTTGTACTATGGCCATAAGTGTAATTCTTCACGTTTACACTTATTTATCATAATTATTATCTTAACTGCTATATGAACTTCATGTAGTATTGCTCTACTCGTTTGAACCACATA